AAGTCTTTTCTTCCTTCGAAGCTTTCATCACGGCGAGTCCAATCAAACATAACTGGACGCAATGCTTTAATATAATCTAATCCTAATGGAATATTTTGTATATTTGATTTATCTCTAGCATCTGACAATGAAGATATTGTAGTGTCATTGCAACGAAGGTTTGTTACAGAGTTATTTCCTAATGTAAAGCTATTGCTTGTATTGCCGGCTGGAGGAGTTGCATAATATCCAATATAAGTATTATTGCTACCAGTTGTAGTTCCTCTACCAGCATTTGCTCCAAGTGCAGTATTTTGAGTTCCAGTTGTAATGCTGTATGAAGCTAAAGCTCCAACTGCAGTGTTGTTATCTGCAACGCTTACGTTCAATGCATAATAACCAACAGCAGTATTTCTGTTTGCTGTTACGTTAGACCTTAAAGCATAACCACCAATAGCTACGTTATTTGTTCCAGTTGAGTTTGAATACATTGCGGCATAACCGATTGCTGTATCGCCACCAGTTGAGTTTGATTTCATTGCCCAATAACCAATTGCAACAATTCCACCTCCTGTAGTTCCGCGACCAGCAAGATTTCCAATTGCTACAGCATCAGTTCCAGTTGCATTTAAACTTAAAGCTTCTAAACCTATTGCTACGTTATTAGAACCAGATGTTAATGCTTTTCCTGCTTGGCGACCTATTGCAACGTTGTTTAAACCAGCAGGAGAGGTTCCATTCATTGCTTGAGAACCCATACCTACGTTGTATGGTGATACTGTATCTACAAATGTATCTGGTGCTAAACCACTTGGACCAGTTGGGCCCGTAGGACCTGTTACAACTTGTGCTTGAAGAACCCATACACCTGGCGTTGAATCCCATACCCATGAAAAATCGCCGGCAGTAAATACTTGTCCGTTTACTGGTGAGCTTGGAAAGTTAATCATCATTACTCCTTGTTATTGATTTAAAACGCCTGAAGCAAATGCGTGCTCAGCAGCTTGCGTATAACTTAATGTAGATTTGTACATAACTAATTCATCAAATGATGCATTGATAGTTGGGTCGTATGTTCCACCAATAAATGAATTTTGTGGATAAGAAGAAATTAATGATATTTTATCTTGTTTACCTACTGGATAATATTGCGGCCAAGTATATGAAGCAAATGTTTTTTCTAATTTCAATGTGCCATTAATATACAATCTAGACCTAGTTGATTCGTAAGTATAAACAATATGGTACCATTTATTATAATCAATTGTCACACCAGTATCACCATCTACTCCAATATCAAACAAGTTTCCTACCCATGCAGTTACATAAAATTTACCGCTAGTTTGTGTAATTAACATTCCCCAACCAAGTGCATTAGCTTCTTGTCTACCATAAGTAAATCTACTTGTATTATCTCCAAGTTTTATTATGCATTCCATTGTAAATGCATTGGCGTTATTAATATCTCTACCAAAAGGTTCATTTAAATATTGATTTCCACCCAAATAAATGCATGGGAAATAATATGCACCGTCGTCTGTTGTATAAATACCTTTATTGCCAGAATAATTTACAATTCCAGTTTGTTGCCAATTTATTGTTCCATTAGCTGCAGCAAAATACATATTTTGAGTATTTAAATCAATTGCAGAACTTCCAATATTATTAACATCAGTAGGACCTGCGTCATTACACTTCCACCAACCAAATGGATTATCAGCAGCTACAGTAGTAAGCCACGCAATTTCCAAACTTCTATTTGCAGAAGCGACGACTCCAGACGTTGATGGCATTAGACTGACAAGTCTCCAAGTAATAAGTAATTATTTGATGACAAGCACAGCAATGTAGCAACTGAGTATTGTGCGCGGAACTTAAGTCCTGGTGTTCCGTTAATCGTTACGCTTGATGCAGCAATTGTTACTTGACCAGCACCGAGTTGAGCAAAGTCAATTCGTTGTCCAGCAGCTAATGCAGTTGAAGTATTAACAGTAGCAGTTATTGATGCGGCATTTGACAGTGTTACCAGTTTTCCAGCGTCACTATTTGCTACAGTATAAGTTGTTCCTGTTTGCGTATTGATTACTTGCGCGGTATCCCACTGACCAGATGCTCCAGTTGCTCCTGTTACTCCTTGTGAACCTGTTGGACCTGTGATTCCAGTAGGCCCTGTTGGACCAGTAACTCCTTGTGCACCAGTAGGGCCTGTAATTGATGGACCAGTGTAACCAGTGTAGCCAGTAAACCCAGTGTAGCCAGTGTAACCTGTTGGACCAGTAGGGCCAGTATATCCAGTTGGACCAGTTGGGCCTACGTTTGCTTGACCAAACTCAACCCACTGTGAACTAGTTCCATCATCATAATAAACAAAGCTTCTACCAGTTGATGAATCGTACCAAGTTTCTCCATCTTGTGGAGTTGATGGTGGAGTATCTGAAACTACGAACATTCCCGTAGGTCCAGTGTAACCTGTGTAACCCGTGTAACCAGTGTAGCCAGTAGGTCCCGTGTAACCTGTAGGACCAGTCGGGCCAGTTATAGCTGGGCCTGTATAACCTGTATAACCAGTTGGACCAGTATAACCTGTATACCCAGTAGGTCCAGTAATTGCTGGGCCTGTGTATCCAGTGTAACCCGTAGGTCCTGTATAACCCGTTGGCCCTGTAGGTCCAGTTATAGCTGGGCCAGTATAACCCGTATAACCTGTAGGGCCTGTTATGGCTGGACCAGTGTAACCAGTTGGTCCCGTAATAGCTGGACCTGTTGGGCCCGTATATCCTGTTGGACCAGTTACTCCAGGTCCTGTAGGACCAGTAATGGCTGGACCCGTAGGACCCGTAAATCCTGTTGGTCCTGTCACAGTTGATGCAGCACCTGTTGGGCCAGTAGGACCTGTCAAACCCGTTGGGCCTGTATATCCTGTTGGGCCTGTAACGCCAGGACCTGTAGGACCTGTAATTGCTGGTCCCGTATAACCCGTGTAACCAGTAGGTCCTGTGAATCCTGTATAACCCGTATATCCTGTAGGACCAGTAAAGCCTGTGTAACCAGTAGGACCTGTGTAACCAGTAGGTCCAGTAAAACCTGTAGGACCTGTAATACCAGGACCAGTAAATCCAGTTGGGCCTGTGTAACCTGTTGGACCTGTGTAACCAGTAGGTCCTAAGTTAGAGTTACCAAACTCAGCCCATTGAAGTCCATTAACATCTTGATAATTAAGATACGTTCTACCATTAGTTGAGTTGTACCAAACATCAGTTGCACCTGCACCTGTTGGAGCTGTTTCAGAAACAATAAACTGTCCAGCACCTGTTGCTCCAGTGGCACCAGTGAAGCCTGTAGGGCCTGTAGGGCCCGTGAAACCTGTGTAGCCCGTATAGCCAGTTGGTCCTGTGAAACCAGTATAACCTGTAGGACCTGTTGGTCCCGTATATCCAGTGTAACCTGTTGGGCCAGTTACGGTAGATGCAGCACCAGTATATCCTGTAGGTCCCGTGTAACCTGTTGGACCTGTAGGACCAGACAAACCTGTTGCTCCTGTTGGACCAGTCAAAACCCATGCTAGATTATTCCAGTTAGTGGTACCATCACCAATCTTAATTCCAGGACCAGGAGCTGTTGCTGTGGCAGGACCAGTAGCAGGTATAACTTGAGGAGGACCAGCATCTAAACAAATGCCGATTTCGCCGGACATCAAAATTGGATTATAATTATACCAGTTAGCCTGGGTATCTCTACGAAGTTGTACTAAAACAGCCATGGGTTAATAACCTCTTCTCTGGATAAAGTCTCTTCTTTGGTCTAGCACCCAATTGGCAGTGCCCATATCACCCTCATTGGCATCGAAATGATAAAGAGTTGTTGTTAAATTTGCAGTGTTATCAATAAAGGTAGGATTAATCAAATAGTGAAACATGATTGATGCTGATGCGCCGCCATCAACAATTGTTTCATCTTGGTGGTCAACGAGCAATTGGTCCTGCTGATTCTGCAACTCTCTTTTAAGAGTATTCATCATACGGGAAATCAGTACGTTGCTGTTCCCCTGAATGACATCATTGCCAGGGGCGGTCCAGACTGCTCTCACGTTTAATTACCAACCTTTTCAATTGACATCGTAGGAAGCACACTTACCTTCTTAGTTTGATTCTGACTTATTTCTAATATAGCTGCTTGCAATTCGGCATCGGTTAATTCTTTAACTGAAGTCTCAGTTTTAATATTAAGAGTCTGTGACTGTTGGATGTAACCAGTAGCCTTTAAATAAAGTTCGGCACTCTTGGTGTCACCAGAGATTCCTTTAATGTAGATGGCATCAAGGAGCTTTTGAGTTCTTTCAGGGCTTTGACTTAATCCTTCTACGCCAAGTTTCCAACGCTCTATAAACTGTTTTTTCTTTTCCCATGTGCCAAGTGTGTTAATATGGACTTCATGTTCTTCAGCCCAAGCCTTCTTTGTGCCAGGGGTTCTAGAGTCATCAGGGGTCAGCAGCCAAGCAAGGTACGCCTCTTGTTCTTGTGAGAGGAATAATGATTCTGTTCTAGCCACGTGGAGAAACCCTTCTGATAAATTGTATCTTCCTATTATACATAAAAAATTTTACATAAACTTGTTACTTTGGAAAAGAAAGTGTATACTATAGAGGCACTGGTAAACAAAGCGCTAGTAAGGAACCCTGGTTCTGTGCTACTAGTCACATAGCTTTACCTTTTAGGTCCGTTTGAGGGGGTCGGCCTTCGCATTTTTTTTATTAAGCATTTAAACACTCGAGTATATTAAGCCAACTCGACGGAGAGCAAACATCCGCCTGGCAGTAGTCAACCTACTGAAAAGTCCCCGGGGGCAAAGAAGACTGTTTTAAAAGAAGAAGCATAATATAAATATAATAATAATAATATTATAAATAAAACTTGTATTTCTTGCTGAAACAGGGTACAATTATAATATCAATATAATCAATAGGAGATAATAATATGAATCCAGCATCAGAAAAACAGATGGCACTAATTGCTAAGCATAATATGCCAGTACACAGTGACACTCTGACCATGAAAGAAGCATCAGCAATCATAGACACCTTTGCCAAGGCAAACGGATGGGCGCAAAAACCATTCACGCCTAAGGACAAAGCCGCAGCACCTACACCAATGCCAGACAGCTTTTAATATTATTTATATTATTTGATTTCAGCATGCTTAGTGTGATATGATATAAGCCTCTTGGGAAAGCCTCAGGAGACTTGGGGGTAATGCCTCGAGTTACATACTACAGTGATGTATACTTAATAGTAACTTGAACTCTTCTATGGGATTAGAGCAGTTCTCTCGTAAGGAAAGGGCCAGGGATTAACTTCTCTGGTCTTTTTCTTTTATATGCCTGAATGATATTAAAGATAGACCGGTACTTAACAAAACAAGGGGTGGGGTATTTGAGATATGCCGTATGTCCTTGCATAGATAGAGTATCTATTATATATATGGGGTACGGGGGGGGTGGTGTGGGGGTGTGCCTCGGGGTTTGGTCTTTGATTGTTCACATCGTATCCTTGAAGCCGGCTGATATATCAACTATATATCCTAGAAGCCTTGACTTGATTCCGGAAGTATGCTATGATTGTTCTTGTCAGTAGGAGGGTAACGCGGGGGGCTAGCTTTCCTACTGACTGTTGTTAAGCTATGCCATATAAGGCCCAGGATTGTTCAGGATAACACTTGAATGGTCCTGGGCTTCTCCTTGTCTGGGGTTGTATTGGCTTGGTCATGAGCCGGCTATCTGGATTAGTGATGGATAAGAGCTGATATATCACGGAATGAGATACCCTTATTCTTTAATTAAAGAGTGCCCTATACATACGGGTTAGAGGTTCTATCTGCATTAGTGATGGTTAGAGCCATATTCATCTTATATTATAATACTTGTATTGGATTTATACTGCTAACTATTGCAAGCACTCTTATGCATTACCTTCTTCTCTCTCTTCTGTATAATCATATTAATAAGATTGAAAGATTGTTCTTTGCGGCGAATCATATTAAAAAGAATGGATTAGATTGTTACTTTCTGATATAATGAGTTACTATGAATAGCATGGATAAATATATTACTAGATTTCTAAATAAAGGATTTGTTCTTAGCGGCGAATGCCATATTTGGAATGGAACACCCGGTGCCAATGGAAGAACTATCTTCCCTATGAATGGAATAACTTATAATGGTTCAAAAGCTGCTTGGCTGCTATTTAAAGGACCAGTTCCAGAAGGATTGCAGGTTTTACATACCTGTAAACAACAACCTAACTGTGTTAATTTAAATCATTTATACCTTGGAACTATTAAACAAAATGCTCAAGACAAATTAAAAGATGGAACCCATAACAATGCCCGTAAAACCCATTGTAAATGGGGTCATGAATTTAATGAGGAAAATACCAGTTACAGACTTAATTCTGGTAGAGATTGTAAAACATGTAATAGAAATAAAAATAAAAGATTATATCATGAGAATAAAGAAAGAATTAATTCCATTAGAAAAGAAAGAAGAAGATTAGCCTATGCCAACAAAAAAGAAAGTTAAAGATACTGAAACATGCTCAAGTTGCGGCAAACCGAAAATGGATGAAGCTATGACTCATTTTAAAGCAGTACAAGAAGCAATGAAGTATATTAGAATTAAAGATAATAACTTTGACTTGGAGGAGTTACCATTATGAATGAAACAATCACATATGCAGGAGTCATCTGGATGATAGGTGGCTGGACTGTAGGTAGAATCATTGGCATTATACTTATTGATAGATTGGATAGACATAATGATAAATGAGATTGTATTCATGACTGTTATGTTTGCGGCGATTACAATAACTATTAAAGGTTTGTGCGGCATTGCAGGGAGACTTATTAAATGAAAGTTGTTGTTGCAAGCATTGCTTTAAATGAAGAGAAGCATGTGAGACGTTGGGCTGAGTCAGCCAAGGGAGCAGATTACATCTACCTCCTGGACACTGGCTCAACTGATGACACCATCAAGATAGCTAAAGAGTGTGGTGTGACTGTCATTGAACACAAGATTGTACCTTGGCACTTTGGTAATGCTCGTAACTATTTACTTGAGCGTCTTCCTGAGGATGCTGATTGGGTTATTAACTTAGACCTTGATGAAGTTTTAATTGATGGTTGGCGCGGCCATTTGGAATCTGTTCCAGCCGGCATCACTAGACCAAGATACAACTACACTTGGAACTGGGATGCAGATGGCAATCCAGGTCTGATATATCAGGGTGACAAGATTGTTGTGCGTCATGGATACAAGTGGCACAATGCTGTACATGAAATCATGCACGAGATTGCACCATTGGTAGAGACTCAATGCTTCACCGGCTTAGAGATACACCACCATGCTGACAACACCAAGTCACGTGGTTCATACCTACCTCTCTTGTTGCTTGACGTTGAAGAGAACCCTGACAACGACCGTAATGTTTATTATGCTGCTCGAGAACTGATGTACTATGGGCGTACTGAAGAGTCAGTAGCCTTGTTCAAGCGTCACTTGACAATGCCTAGTTCTATCTGGCCACCAGAGAGAGCATTCTCGATGCGTTACATAGGTAAGCAGATGCCTGATGAACGTGAACAGTGGTTGCTACGTGGATGTGCAGAGTATCCTTGGGGCAGAGAGTTATGGGTTGACTTAGCTACTCACTATCATGATACTCATAATTGGATTGGTTGTTATTATGCGGCCAAACGAGCACTGTCTTTGACTGACCGTGGTACGTTGTATCTGACTGAAGCTGTGATGTGGGGATGGATGCCTCATGACCTGGCTGCTCTGTCTGCATACCATCTAGGATTAAATGATGAAGCTATTGCTCAAGGTAAGATTGCATGTGAGCTTGCTCCTAATGATGTTAGATTGAAGAGTAATTTATTATTTTATTCTTTGCGCGAATCCAAAGTTAATGTGGTCATACCAACCAAGACAAACATCGGTGGCTTGACCAAGCTTGTAAACCAATTACTATCTGACACGATGGTGAATAAGATTATCATTGTTGCAGATGGCAGTGAAGCTTATAATAACTTGACTGCAATACCACAGTTCAACAAGGTCATCAAGGTCATGGTCAATGAAGGTGTTGGTATCCATGCCATGTGGAACTTAGGCATGAACATCGCAGGTTATGATGGGCACATTGCATTTATCAATGATGATGTAAGTCTCGATAAAGATTGCATGTATGAATTGGGTGCAGTGCTGTCAAAGAATCATGACTATGGTTTGTTGTGCCCGAGCTATTCAACAGTTAAACCAACAGAGGATAGAGTTGTTACTGACACATGCCGTAGTAGATACGATGGTACTGGTGGTATGGCCGGCTTCTGTATGGTCTTGACTAAAGACTTGGTGCCACGCTTCCGCTTTGATGAGAACATGAAGTGGTGGTATGGTGATGACATGCTAGTTGATTGGGTTACTAAACAGAATCGTAAGTGTGTGATTAGCGCGGCGACCAGTTGCACACATGAGGATTCTAAAACTATAAAGACAAACCCACCCAAGGACTTTGCTGCAATCGTAGCAAATGACAAAACAATATACGAAGGAAAGAAGAATGCATAATGCAGCAATGGAGTTTATATTTACTAGCTTTCACAATTGGAAAGGTGATAGGACTGATTTAAATGTATTAGAGATTGGCTCACTAGATATTAATGGTAGTGTGCGTCCAATGTTTAAACCATTCCAAGGTAATTATGTTGGGATAGATATGCAGGAAGGACCAGGCGTAGACATTGTTGCAGATGCTGCTAAGTTTATTAACTTTGAAGCTTATGATGTTATTGTTTGCGCCGAAGTCTTTGAGCACACTCCCTACTGGCCACAGATAATTCAAAATACTTATAATAATTTAGTTAGTGGCGGCTTGTTTATCGCTACTATGGCAGGTGAGGGTAGGTATCCACACTCAGCTATGGATGAGAATCCAATTAGAGAATGGGAACACTATTCAAACATAGGATGGTGGGAACTACAGCAAACCCTTAAAAAATATGGGTTTGAAAATGTTAATGTAAGTGTATCGGACCAAGACACCCGTTGCTGGGCCGTAAAATAATTGACTATAGATAAGGAAGTTCATATGTACTATGAAAGATTAGAAGAAACAGATAAAAAACTGGAAGCCATCGAAGCATGGCAAAAGAAACAGTTAATAAAATTATATGAAAAATCAGAGAAGAAAATAATGAAGGTGTTTAAAAAGTTAAACGCCACAATACCCGAGGAGGTTAAGCGTGGAAGCAAGTGAAGTAGCAGTCAAGTTAATGTTGATGGTAAAAGAAGGATACACTTTAGATGATGCCATTGCTGACTATAAGAAAGCTTTGAATGCAGTAGGTGGAAGCGTTGTCATATCCAATCCTGCTAGCAATGTGTTAGGTAAAACTGGTGGACGTAACGTACCTATCGTTAAACAACACCATGATATTAAAGCAAGACTAACTGAAACAATTGCTGCATCGGCAGGTAGTGCAGTGCAATCAAGTATGGTACAGTTTTAAGATGAAGAAGTTAATTAATATAACAGCCAGCCTGTCATTTACTTTGGCAGGTATGGTTGTTGTATTCATTACACTTAGTGGGGATACAAGAAGAGTAGCTTTGATTTCTTCGGTGTCGGCATTACTAGTGCACTACACCTATGAAATTTTAAGGAGCGACAATGACTAAGGGTTATCAGCCACGGACATGATATAGATACTAAAGCAGGACGTAGGATTAATTGGAAGCGCGACTTGGCTATTGGTCAAGAGCGGTGAAGATTTGTTTGAAGAGTTTATTAAATCATTAGATGATGCAGACTTTGAAATCAAGCGCGACATGTATCGTAACGGGCGCATGGTTGTAGAGATGCAACAGAAACCTAAAGACAAAGACTGGAAGCCATCAGGTCTGGCTGTAACTAAAGCTAAGTACTGGGTGTACATGTTTAGTGCAGATGCATACGCAGTGATTGAAGTTGCAAGACTGAAGAAGTATTTAAAGATTAATAATAAGATTCCATTGAAAACATTTGCACCATACAGTGCCAACCCAACCAAGGGTTATTTGTTAATGGAAGAAGATGTAGTTAAACTCATGAGTTCAGAACTCTACGACACCAAGGAGAAGAAATGAAACTACCAATCGTTGAAGTTAAGTTATGCTCGCACCTAAAGAATGCTAAGCCAGGTCAACTGTCAGCAGACAAGTTGCGTAAGATTGAAGGCGGTGGACAGCTGCACCACTGTGCAGCAGATGCATACGAAGCTATGGATGCTGCAGCTAAAGCAGAAGGAATAGAATTAAAGCCAACGAGTGCAGGTGATACTTATCGTACACTTGCAGCACAACTCCAAG